ACTTGACGATACCTCCGAAGGCTATGCTTTTGATATGTACTTACCCGAAAGATTTAAAATTTCGACTTTTGAGGATTTCGGTCGTCCATATTGGTATCTAAAGAGTGTAGGTAAGATATAAATAAAAAGTATGTAGAAATTGGCCGAGATTCTGGGCCGTGGAAAAATGTATAAATCGAAACTTGGAGATATGTATGGAACTAATTATTAGCATTATAGCAGTAGCGATTATAGTATACTTTGGATATGAGTTCTTTTTAAATAAAGACAAAGCGGATGGTTCGCATCCTCTGGATTCGGTAACAACACGTACGGAACCTACGATTGAACCGATTGTAGTAAAAGAAGCAACCCAAGCGCCAGTAGAACCTGTGGTACACTTCATTGATGATGCAATGGCGACGGTTGTAACACCAACAATAGAGGAGAATGATATGGCAACTAAGAAATCTGCCCCAGCACCAGTTAAAGAAGCAGCGCCAGCACCAGTTAAAGAAGCAGCGCCAGCACCTGCTAAAGAAACTGTTAAGGCACCAGCGAAAAAAGCAGCTGCACCAGCGAAGAAACCAAAGAAGTAATTAGTTCTTTTTATATTATGCCAGACTGTGATTTTTTAAATTAGTTACGAAAACCGGCGGCCATGTCGCCGGTCTTTCCATTTGTCAGGAGATAAATTATGTCAACAAAAAAAGGCGGCAAGTCCTCAGATCATAGAGATCCAAACAAGACCAAAACAGGTAAGCCGAAACTTCATTCACAAACACTTGAACAACTAAACACAATGTTGAATTCTGCAAGACCAAAGAATGTTAATAGTATTAATACCGCGATTACTAAAAAAGCAGGAAGAGGTCGCTAAATGACTGTTACCTATGGATCCGCGGCTACACCTAACAATCAGCCGAATTATCAAGATGCTATTAATATTGCAAATCAATTAAGTAATCAAATTGCTCAAATGGCAGGGCAATGTAGTGCTGCTTCACAGCATGAGATTGTTTACAATATATTGTATAATAAGAATTTACATGTAAGAAATCTACGTGAGTCTTTTTCTAAGAACTATTCTGGGCAAATTTACATTACAGACCACATCTTCCATGCAGTAAGGCATAAACCTAAGAATTCTACAATAAATTTCTTTAATATGCAGACTGCTCCTGCTAGTTTTGAGAATTCTATTGTTATTTTAAGTAATAATAATATCATGGTTGATGGTACTCTTGATAAATTTATTCAATTATATCAAAATTCACCATCATCTGTGTTTGTAGTATGGGATTTTGACAATCACCACTGGTTAGCATTGTCTTGTATGCTTGCTGCCTTCAGTGATTTATATGTACCTACACATGCAGACAATCTTGAGCTACTTTCTCGCTTCAATAACACCATGGCAGGCCCTGTTCCTTCAGGTGTTATCCAATGGCCTAAAGAATTTCTTGAAGAAAACATGGATATTATCACAAAAACCGAAAGATCAGACGAACCTTTAGGTACTCACATTGATTATCCGCAATTTATCAACAGAGATCGTATTGTTAAGAAATTATCGAAGCATTTTAGCAAAGTAAAACTTGTTGATGGTTCGTATCATAGCAGATCAATGGAAGATAGATTCACCGAATGGTGTTCCCATAAGGTACATTGGATAGTTCCGGTGTTAAATGATGCACCTATACGAATTTTTGATGCTTTAATAACAGGTGGCATACCAATCGTACCAAAATCACTCAAATACCATAAATCTATAGTAGATATTTGGGATCATGTCGTTTTTTATGATTATCAAGACATCGAAAATCCAAAACCGATAACCGAAAAAGCAGTCCAAATGTTCAATGAACGAGGAAATCAAGGAGTGCTTGACAGACATCGCCTTTCCTGTTATAATAACCATGTAGATAGTCGTGTAGAAACCATTCTAAAGGCGATAGAAGATGAGTTCAACATCAAAACGTAGTACATCGAGCATAGCAAGCAAGGCAGCTGCAAGTATGTTAACGGGTTCCGAACCAAACGGTTCCCGTTTAATTCCCGACACAGTAACATATAAAGAAGAAATTCAAGTTCTCTTTAATTGGTATAGTGCAGAGAAGAAACGTTCTGATGCATACAAATATTATTCAGATTATGTTAAAAAATATCGCCCAAAAGATTATAAAATATTCCAAAAGGTAGATGAAGGCAAAATAATTACCACACTAGGTTGGCTTGCTCGTTTAGTTATGCGAGGAGCTAAAATTTCAGAAGAACATCAAAAACGATTAGACGACAATATCTCCGTTCTTGTTAATATGATTCTACTTGCCGAAACTGTAGAGCAAGTTGAAGAAAAAGAAAAACGAGTTGTAGTAAATATTCAAGAAGCGATTAAAGCTAAAGCTAAAGAATATATTGGTGAGCTTGAAGGTGCTATTGACGACTTTATTAAATTAGATAAAGAGTTTTCATTAATTGCAGACTTTAAAGGTAAGCAAATACCTGCACCGTATGTATCAGATATACGTGATTGGGCTGAGGCTAAGCTAACAGAATTTCAAGAAGTGCTAGATAATAATGATTCTCAACTAGTTGAAGGCTATTCGAATTTTAACAAACGTAAACTAAAAGCTATTGTTAAAATGTTTGAACAATTCGTCGAAGATTGTAATCTATATGGGCAATTTAAGAAAGCAAATCGTAAACCCCGCCCCGTCAGAGAAAAACCAGCAGCACAACAAGTTAAAAGTATAAAGTATAAAGCAAAAGACGAAGAGCTTGGACTTGAATCGGAACGACCAATAGATATTGTTGGTGCGAATCAAGTATGGGTGTTTAATACCAAAACTCGTAAGCTTGCAGTTTATACTTCAGAATCAACAAAAGGCATGACTGTTAAAGGAACCACCATACAAAATTGGACTCCTGAAAAATCCACACAAAAGACATTACGTAAACCTGCAGAACAAATTAAAGAGCTTCTTGGCTTAGGTAAAGTTAAACTAAGAACATTTATGGATAGTGTAAAATCTAAGGAACAGAATGTTAACGGAAGGATAAATATAGATACAGTCATATTAAAAATTATGAGGTAACTATGTCCTTTTTAAAATTAAATTATTGTCAACTAATTAAGATTGTTCTTTCTCAGATTGGCGGTAATCCATTACAACAAGTTTATTCACAATTAAGCCAAGGTGTTCCTCAAATAACGGCAAAGTCGGGTATTTTACCTTCTGGCTTCGGTGAGGTTAAGGCATTAATTGAACAAGTAACAACCGCAATCAATGCAGCACAACAAGCAGTCAATAGCTTTGATGATACTATCGAAAGGCTAGGAACACAATTTTATCAAAATCCAATTGGTACGGTTTTAACAAGTACTCGAAACGTAGCTAACTCTAGAGGTAGTTACATTGATTCGCAATTAGCTTGGTACACACCGACTGCTGCAAATACTGTAATACGAGGAACGTTGACACAAGAAAAAAGTGATCTTGGTAATTTAAATTCTTCATTAGCTACATATAAAACTAATACTGATAGATTATCGGGTGTAGGTACAATGTCGGGGTCGGCGGCGGCAGGTGGATGTTCATTACAAGACTTATTAGGCTCAGCATGTGCTCCGAATCAAGATGTACCCGATATAGATTTACAAAGTTTAGTTACGTCATTGAAGCAAGGTGATGCCATTGCTGCATTGCAAGAAAAAATTAGTAGTGCATCAGGATATTCTGATTATCAGCAAGCAATGGCAACATTTCAATCTACAGTAAATGGCTTTAATACTAATTTTAATAATTTAATTAATAAGGCGGCAATTCGAAGTGCAGTAACTTCTCAGCTTACGCAAATAGTTTATAATCTTATAACAGGTTGCGGTAATCAAGTATTTGAATTAACATTAAATCCTACAGTTAAGGCAGCAATCACACCTTATGCTGCTTCAGTACAAAAACAACAATTAACTGGAGAATATTACGATTCATTCGGAAATGCAATAGCCATTGAGGAAGGCCAAGATGAAATTACTCCGATACAGGCAAATGTAACTATAAACATATAACATAGGAAATTTTATTATGATAGTCGTTGACTTTAATCAAACAGCAATATCAAATCTAATGGCTGAGGTGGGTGGTCGTAATGATATTGAAATTGAAGTACCATTGCTTAGACATATGATTATAAATTCTATAAGAGGTTATAAACAGAAATTTGGCAAGGCATATGGTGAAATTGTTATAGCATGCGACAATCAAAACTATTGGCGCAGAAAAGAATTTCCGTATTATAAAGCTGGTCGTAAAAAAGCAAGAGAGGAATCAGGCTTTGACTGGAAATTAATTTTTGAAGCATTGACTCAAATACGAGAAGAAATTAATGATTATTTTCCTTATAAGGTTATTAACATCGATGGCGCCGAGGCAGATGATATTATTGCAGTATTAGCAGAGTGGTCTCAAACAAATGATCTAGAAGATAATCTATTTCCTGAGCCTAGACCATTTTTAGTTCTTTCGGGAGATCATGATTTTATTCAATTACAAAAATGGAATAGTGTTACTCAATTTTCTCCGGTACAAAAGAAATATGTTAAACCTGAAGTGAGCCCCGAAAAATATGCTTTTGAACATATCATCAAGGGAGATAAGGGTGATGGTATTCCTAACGTATTATCTGCAGATGATAGTATTGTAAATGGTGTTCGACAAAAACCAATTATGCAAAAGAAATTAGATGAATGGTTTAAATATCCTGAGAAAATGCCGCAGGATGCAGACTTCAAGAAAAACTATGACCGTAATAAAAAATTGGTAAGCTTCGATAGTATTCCAAAGCACGTTAAAGATGCTATTATAAATAGTTACGTAGGACAACCGGAAAAAGATAAAAGCAAGTTACTTAACTTCTTTATTCAAAATAAAATGAAGAACATGATGAGTCTAATCGAGGAATTTTAAAAATGAAAACATCCGTACCGCAGGTGCTAGAAGAAGTAGAAAAGGCACCTACACGAGAATTAAAAATAAAAGTATTAAGATCGTATGATCATGTGGTTGTACGAGGATTACTACGTATAAATTTTGATGAAAATATTAAAATGAGTTTACCAGAAGGAGAACCTCCATTTAAAAAGGACACTTCTGTCCCTGCAGGTTATTCTGAAACAAATCTATTTACAGAGTTTAGAAGATTTTATATTTGGTTAAACAAAGATGTCAATGTTACGCAAATAAGAAAAGAACAATTGTTTATTCAGATGTTAGAAGGTATACATTGGTCTGAGGCGGAATTGATTTGTCTTGCAAAAGATGGAAAAATACAAACCAAATATAAATCGGTTAAAGAAGATTTAGTTAGAGAAGCATATCCAGAACTTATGCCTCCCAAAGTTATACAAGTTAAATCTGAAGAACAAAAGGCTAAACCTGCAAAAAAGAAGGCTTCTTTGGACGTATCCTGACCTGGTTCAAAGAAGAGCCTCCTCCGGAACCGAAGGAACAATGGTCAGACTTGGGATCCTTGCCTCCGGATCCAATATATGATGCAAGATTAGTTAGCCAATACAAATACAGAGCATTTGACAAATATTGAAAAAGGTGTTATAATAGTATTATATTATTAGGAGGGCTTATGTCTATGCATTTGGTTGGTCCTTGGTTGACTACAGGTGGTAAGAAAAAAGGTAAGCAAAAATTTCGTAATTCTGAACAAGCAAAAAAAGCACGTGAATTAGATTCTAACTGGGAGCAGCTTTTATCTAAGCATGGTGAGACTTCTAAAAAGGAAAAGAAGTCATTTAAAAAATTATCATATTCTTTATCGGTGCCAGAAGGACGTAGCACTAAACACATCAAAAGTGTTGATTCGGGACATCTAGGTGCGGTAACAACTAAACAGCCAATGCAATATACTGGAGATAAAATTATAGGTATTGGCACCATGCATAAATCTAATGCAGTTCCCATTTTTACTGATGATGAGGCCAAAGCAATATCTAGTATGAGGAGATAGAAATTAAGTGATCACTATCACAACAGAAGCAGCAAAGAAAATTAAAACTATTATTGATGAGGAAGATTCTTCACTAAAGTTGCGGGTTTTTGTTCAAGGTGGCGGCTGCACAGGATTTCAGTATGGATTCTCATTGGAAGAATTACCTCCAGCAGAAGATGATTTTGTTTTTGATAAAGATGGAATTTCAGTCATTATAGATAGTGTAAGTTTGCAATATTTGAATGAATCAGAATTAGACTATACTCAAAGTTTAGCGGGCGCAAACTTTACTATCCGTAATCCTAATGTCAAAGCAACCTGTGGTTGCGGTTCTTCCTTTGCGGTATAAGTATAATGTCCGAAGAAGAAGATCCAAAAAAACAACTTGACAAATATAAAACTAAAAAGAAAAAACTAGATATTGTTGAAGGTTTGCTCAGTGATGCCAAGAGTTATGAGGGTAAGTTAGAGGCAGTTAAAATTATTGCAGAACGAGAAAAGAACAGAACTATATTATTAATTAAAGGTATGATAGCAAAAGCCGACGAGGATCGTGCTAAAATAGCAGCAGCACAAGAGAAGGCAAAGCGTGAAACATTAGAGAAAGAAGCATTAGAGCGTGCTGCAAAAATAGCAAAAGACAAGTTAACTAAAAAGAAAAAATGAAACAGTTATTAGAGATACTGCCAAAACTCTTAGAATTGATGCCTGGTATAGTTAAGTACTTAAAGTATATACCTATTTTAATGATTCTTGGCGGTATAGGATATGGTGTGTATGGATTTACTCAGTCATATAGAGATCCATTTAAATGTGTAAACAATGAAGTATATGAGCAAATAAGAGTTGATTCAGGTGTATATGTCTTTAAAGGTGGATATTGTGTCGAAGATACATCTAAACCAAAGGAAGAAGCTAAAGAGGAATAATTATGAAAACAGATCGTCCATGGGGTTATTATACAGTATTGCATGAGGACGGCAATGAAGTTAAGGTGAAAGAACTTACCGTTAATCCTGGTAATTGCTTAAGTATGCAAAAGCATAAACAACGAGCAGAGCATTGGTTTGTGGTTTCAGGTATAGCTGAGGTGTATACTTTAGATTCAAGAAAAACCGAAAGAGAATTATTAGGTATTTTCCATAGACATCAAAGTTTACATATCAAAAGAGAAGAGTGGCATCAACTATGTAATCCAGGTAATGAGCCATTAAAAATTGTAGAAATACAATATGGTGAAAATTGTATTGAGGAAGATATTGAAAGGAAATAAATTATGACAGTCCCCTCGAATCCGAAAGATCGTAAAGCAATTTACGATTGTATGAAAGAAATTAGTAATAGTATGGCACGTATTGAAGCAGAACGTGATCTTATTAAAACTGCAATTAATGATATCTGTGAAGAACAGAATCTATCTAAAAAGACTTTTAGACGTATGGCTAAAGTCTATCATAAGCAAAATTTTAAGCAGGAAATTCAAGAGCAGGAAGAGTTTGAAAAGTTATATGAAACTATAACCAACACTACAACAATGGAGAAAGAATATGCGTAAAATTACTTTGACATGTGAAGAACTTGGTAATAATAATGTTACCATAACATTCAATGATGTGTCCCATGCCCCGTACAAGGTGTTAGATCAAATTGATAAATTTTTAAATGCAGCAGGTTATGAACTTGATGGTAATCTCGCAAAAATGTGGGCAAATCAAAAAGGCGCATCAACAGACAACAATCTAAAGCCAAACTATAGTTGGCAAAGTGAATGGAACGGTAGTCTTACCTCACCAACATTAACTTCTATAGATCTAAGTGCATTGACGGCTAAACCGTTAGGGCCAACATTCACATCTGAACAAATTCAAAATTTTACTGTGACTAATTTAAGTGATTCTCATTATGGCGTATGGAAAGATTGGAAACCTGCCCCTACAATGGCACCATTAACAACAGAATCAATTCGAGCACTTACGACTGCTGACCTTGCAGCGTGGAAACTATAATGACACCAAACCAATTTATTCTTGAAGCCAAGTATTTGGATAAGATTAAAAGAGTTAAAAGAAAAACAATCGTTGGTGTTTTTCCTAGTTTGGAATCAATTGAGCCGGTTAAAGAAAAATTAACAGCTAAAGAATCTAAGTATACTGTTATATTTTCAATAACTTCTAGATACGACCCATTCTTAATAAAAATTGCTTGACTTCTTTACCCCTTGGTGTTATAATTGAGGGGTAAAGGAGATAAAATATGAGCCAAATCTATACTATATTCGAACAGCTTGCTTCAGACAATTCTCGTCTAGCTAAAGAAGCAATTCTAATCAAACACAAGGGCAATAATACTCTGCAACGAGTATTTTATCTTGCCCTTGATCCTTTCCAACAATTCTACATTAGAAAAATTCCAGAATATACTCCTGCAAAAACTTTATCTATCACGTTGGATAAAGCATTAGATGATTTAGATGATCTTAATAAACGTGTAGTTACAGGCAATGCAGCAATTGCGTATCTTAAAAATATTCTTGAGAGTTTACTCGAAAACGATGCAAAAATCATTGAGCGTGTTATTGCAAAAGATCTCCGTTGTGGAGTATCCGAAGCAACAGCAAATAAAATCTGGCCAAAGCTTATCTCGACGTACCCAGTTATGTTGGCTTCTGGATACGACCAAAAGCTCGTCGATAAAATTAAATTCCCAGCATATGTACAACTTAAACTCGATGGTATGCGATTCAACGCAATCGTACGAGGTCAAACTGTAGAATTTAGATCACGCAATGGTCGAGAGATTTTAATACCGAATAAATCTTTTGCTGTTCCTTTTATTAAAATGGCAGACCATTATAAACAGGATATGGTATTTGACGGTGAACTATTAATTGCTGATTATGCAGGAAAACCCGTTAATCGGCAAACAGGTAATGGTATATTATCCAAGGCAATTAAAGGCACAATGTCCGATACTGAAGCATTGCAGGTAATGGCTACATTGTGGGATGCTATTCCATATGATTCTTTCAAGGCAGGTATAGATAAAGAACCATATAATATTCGTATGGCAAAGCTATCCAATGCAATGCAAGATATGAAAACTGTTAATGCTCAATTAGGCAAGTATGTGGCATTAGTATGGACAGAACAGGTAAATGATTTATATACTGCTAAACGAATCTTTGAGAAGTTTTTAGCTGAAGGTCAAGAAGGTACAATTCTAAAATCTAAAGATGGTATTTGGGAAGATAAGCGTTCTAAAGAACAAATTAAGTTTAAAGGCGAGCTTGAATGCGATCTTCGTGTTGTAGATTGGGAAGAAGGCACAGGTAAAAATAAAGGTCGCTTAGGTGCATTGGTATGTGAGTCAGAAGATGGTGCAATACGAGTAAATGTTGGCTCAGGCTATACTGACGAACAGCGTAATGCTTATACTAAAACAGTTATAGGTAAAGTTGCTACAGTAAAATATAATGCTCGTATACAGGATCGGGGAGGTAATGTAGAGTCCTTATTTCTCCCGGTGTTTATTGAATTACGTGAAGATAAAGACATTGCAGATATGTCTATTAAAATCAAATGAAAAAAATCTTTGTAGATATGGATGGTGTATTAAGCGATTTCGAAAAACGCTATCGAGAACTGTTTAATACTGACCCCGGCGAAACTAGAGATAAAAAATTTCCAGAGCATTGGAGAACTATTGTTAATGATATGCATTTTGAGACTTTGGATATTATGCCTGGTGCTGAAGTATTAATAGATTATTTGAAAACATTAACAAGTGTGCAAAAAGTTATTTTATCCTCTACCGGAGGATACGAAGATCATGGCGAAATTTCTTTTCAAAAGAGACAATGGTTGTTACGAAATCAACTTCTGCCTATGTGGACAACTGTAATTTTTGTTCCAGGTAAAGAGTATAAGAAAGGATATGCCGATTCTAAATCTTTACTTATAGATGACACTCTAAGTATAATTGTAGATTTTCAAAAAGCTGGCGGAGCTGCTGTTCATTATAAAGAACCAGACCCAGAATATGCTATTAAATTTATAGAGAAGTGGTTGCATGACTGACGAAGAATTAGAAAAAACTCTCGATGAGATGCGAGAAATGTTCGGTTCAAATTTTCCTAATCCAGAGCAAGAACCGATTAGGTTTCGTCATTATGTAAAGCTCTATAAGTTTTATAAAGAAAGAAATCAAAATGAAACATGAGTGGTATTGGTGGAATGACCTTTATTCTAAAGAAGAAATTAAGGCAATAAACCATATTGTATCATTAGTAGATCAACCCGAGGATCTGTATGATAAAAATGCACCAATTGCTACAAAAACTGCATCTGTAAAAGTTTTACCTATGGCATTTTATGGTGATATACTAAAAAAATTTAACGACAAACTACAGCGTATTAATAGAACAATATTTGGTTTTGATCTATATGAAACTATTATGGAAGAATGCGTAAATTATAATGTATATGATGAAAAAGACAAAGGCGAATATTCATGGCATGTTGATGCGGAGCAAGATGAACCTTTTGATATTAAACTAACCGCAATACTAAATTTATCTGAAGAACCTTATGAGGGTGGAGAATTTGAAATTTTTGCGAATCATCCTAGACATATTCCAGAATTTACCCCCGGAACATTACTAGTATTTCCTGGATTTTTACCTCATCGAGTAAAACCAGTAACTAAGGGAAAAAGAATAACTTTATCACGCTGGGCAACCGGACCAAATTGGAGATAATATGACACCTGAAGAATTGCAACAACCTAGAAGAGAAATGTACTGGTGGGAACATTATCCATTACATCAACTATGGTGTAATACTGCTTGCCCATTAGTACCAAGATGGCACTACAGAAAAGGCGATGAATGGAATGCTGACAACTGGTCCTTGCATTGGCTATTGTTCCATATATGGTCAATGGAACATTTTTCTATAGAAGTAGATGCAGGTATCTCGCCTGATGGTATTTTTGTGGGTTTAGTATTACCATATCTTAGAATAATTGTTGGTATTAGACATACCCATTATCAATGGCAATTAAAACTAAGTACTTTCCTACGTAGAAAACCTGCTATAGACAATCCTCAACTAAGGTGATATAATTATAAATATCCTGAGAGCAGCGGAGACTCAGGATATGACAGCGAGAATATATACATTTCCGGATAGATATACCAGAATCATTAATGGTTATAAAATATCATTGTACAATGAGGAAGAAATATTCATTACAATTACTGCAATGAATGTGTTTGGTAATTTTATGGACAGAGTAACAGATATAACTTTAGAAAATTATGATCCATATGATGTGATCCATTCTTTATCTGAAGCTAAAACCTCATCCCTCTTTTCTAATAGAACTAAGCAAATTATTAATAAAATTTTGAAATCAATTGAGCCAGTATGAATATATTTTATTTGTCGGAGGCACAACAAACTTGTGCCGAGCAACATAATGATAAACACGTAGTAAAGATGATAATAGAATATGCACAACTATTATCTACAGCACATCGTGTATTAGATGGTTATGAATTTTATGATACTACAGCAAATGGACGTAAAATCAAACGTTGGAAATTAGAAAACGAAATACTAGATAGTGTACTATATAAAGCTACACATATTAATCATCCTTCCGCAATTTGGGTAAGACAATCAGACAAAAACTATGATTGGTTATTTAGTTTATATCAATTGTTAATGGATGAGTATACATATCGGTATGGCAAAATACATGCATGCTCTAAATTAGAACTGTGTCTAGCTAGATTGCCGAATAATATTCCTCAAGCGCCATTCACTGAACCTACTCCCGCAATGCCTGATAAATACAAGGTAACAGGTGATAGTATTGCATCCTATAAAAATTATTATATAGGTGATAAGCAACATATCGCATCATGGAAAAAACGAGACGTGCCTAATTGGTATGTAATTAATTGAAAGGAAATCATGGAAACTCATAAACTAACACTAGAAGAAGGTTTTACAGATAACAGAGGTAAAATTCTCCCAATAGTACATGACATTGCCAATGTGCAAATGATTTGGTCAAAAAAGGGTGCGCTACGTGCGAACCATTATCACAAGACAGATACTCACACCTGTTTCTTAGTAACAGGCACTATCGATTACTATTGGCGTAATCACGGTGAGACAACAATCCATAAAGAACAATTTGGTCCAAATGATTTATTTAAAACTGGTCCAATGATCGATCATGAGATGGTCTTTACCGAAGATTCAATTATGGTAGTTGTATCTGAGCATCAGCGTGATGCAAATACCTACGATGAGGACATTGTTAAAATTACTCCATTACACGAACAATATGAAAACGTATAATACATGCAGATGTTGTAATAATGAATTGATGGTGCCTTGGTTATCTTTACCACCTTCACCTGTAGCAAATGCATTATTCCATGAGCCCAATTACGACAGATATCCTTTAGATTTAATCTATTGTAAAAATTGTAATCATATTCAATTAACTAGTGCACCCGATCCCGATGGTGTATTTACCGAATATCGTTATAAATCAGGCGTTTCAAATTTCTTTGTTAAACATTTTAAGGAATATGCAGAAACAGTTTCCAAACAACTACCTGCAGGTAAAATGTTAGAAATTGGATCTAATGATGGCTATCTAACTCAACAATTTAAGAATTTAGGCTGGGACGCAACAGGCGTTGAACCTTCCGAATTTTTAAGACAAGATCATTTAGATAAAGGCGTTCCTGTAATTACAGGATTCTTTGGAACAAAACTTATTGAAGACCAGGGTTGGGAAAACCAATTTGATCTAATATGTGCTAATAATGTTTTAGCCCATATACCTGATACTGCAGATGTAGCAAAGGCAATTAGTATTGCATTAAAAGATGATGGCTTTTTGGTTGCAGAATGTGGTGATCAAATTGGTATAATTAACGGCACGAATTTAGACAATGTATATCATGAACATATTGATTACTATAATCCATATTCTTTCTCAGCATTGTTTAGGCGATTTGGATTAATTGTCGTCCACGTAGAGCAAGTCAATTCACATGGTATTAGTTTTAGAATAGTATGCCAAAAAGCAAAAGTTATTCCTACCATAACAAATCTTCCTATAAGTATGGATCTTGCGTTAGAAAATATTGCTGACTCTATCTCTAAACGCCAAACTAAAATGCAAGAACTAATTAATGGTAGAAATTTTGTTGCATACGGCGCTGCAGCTAAAGCAGTTACTGCGTTATATACGTTGAATCTTGTTAGCGACAACTTAGTTGGGGTTGTTGATGATAATGAATTAAAGCAAAATTGTTACTTTCCTGGAACAGGCATTAAAATTACCAGTCCGGAATCATTGGATAAAGATGCGTTGGTTGTTATTACTGCATGGAATGTGTTTGAGGATATCAAAGCAAAATTAGTTGAGCGTGGACATTGTGGAGAAATTATTTGCATGCAATAATTTATGGTACGGGAAAATGGGCTTTATTTTTACAAATTAAATTAAAGTCCTTTGGTTTTGATTCTTTATTGATTGGTAATAATTCTGCGATCGCAAACTATGATCGTACAAATATTCCTTTTGATGAGTATCAAAACCTCCCTGTCTTTATAGCATCGGCGACTAAAGATCATTTCCATGATTTAGTGCATTCCTTAATGCTAAAACCTAAAGTCATTTTTATTGAAAAAGGCTTTTCTAGCAACAGAGAAAAAGAGTCAGCTAAATTACTAGGTAAAGATATACCTAAGTATATTATGAGTCAATATCGATATTCTAAGATTTTTGATGTTCTTGAACCTTTTAAGAATGATATTATTTCCATATCATATGAATGGACTATTGACAATGGTGAGGTATCAGAATGGGTTCCCCATATCATATCAATTGACAACTATATAAAAAATACTAATAATGAGAACTATGCTAACAAGTATGGTTCACATAGAATTGACAAAATATCCAAATTTGTTATAGTTAAGGATTCTTTTAGAAATTTAAAAATAAAGATTTTGACTAAAGAAGATGAAATTACAATACATGTTGGCACATCTACAGATATTGCTATAGCAAGACGCAACGGTTCTGTAACTGCAACAACGGGTTATAGTAATGAAGATACTTTAGGGAATCAGTTAAAAGATATAATTACAAATACTGAAAATTTAAGATTAGAAAGGTTGTAAAATGAATTTATTAATTTTAGGATCCGACGGATTTATCGGATACCATCTAGTTGATTCTATTCTGAAAGATGATAGATTTGCAAATTGGAATATCCGAGGTGTGGATTTTAACAAAGCAAGAACAGATATGTTACCCAACGATAAAAGATTCACCTTTTATCAATCTGATATTATTAAAGACAGAGAATTTATTGATGGGCTTATATCAAGTGCAGATATAATTATGCCTTTGGTGGCTATTGCTACTCCAAAATTATATGTAGAACAACCCCTTAAAGTTTTTAGTTTAGATTTTGAAGAAAATCTTAGAGTTATTAAACTTGCACATAAACTAAATAAACGTATTATATTCCCATCTACATCTGAAGTATACGGTAAGAGTACTGCACCCTTTGATGAAGAAACATCTGACTTAGTATATGGCCCTATTAAATACTCACGTTGGATATATGCTTGCTCTAAACAGTTATTAGATAGAGTAATTTTTGCAATGGATCAGGACAGCTCTTTCGATTTCACATTATTTAGGCCTTTTAACTGGCTAGGTCCGTATCTTGATTCATTAGAATCTACATCTGAAGGTTCTTCTAGACTAATTACTCAGCTTATAGGTGATGCAATGTATAGAAATGAAGTTACATTAGTCGACGGTGGTCATCAAAAACGTTGCTTTACAGATGTACGAGACGGTGTTGGTGCATTAAAAGAAATTCTTTTACATAAAGATGCATCTAATAAGAAAATTTTTAATATTGGCAATCCTTGGAATAATTTATCAGTTAGAGATGTGGCTGTTCTTTTAATTGATCGTATGAAAGAACGTGGCATCATTGAAAAGGCTGAAATTAAAGTTAAATCAAGTGGAGAATTTTATGGCTCAGGCTATCAAGATGTTACTAGCAGAGTTCCTAGTATTAATGCGATAGGTAATGCGCTAGGTTGGACACCCCAATATTCTTTCCCAGAATCTTTAGAAAATATATTAGATTCATTAAAATGAAAAATATTAAACGCCTTGCTGTAGTAGGAGCAGGAACTGCAGGATTAGCTGCCGCTCTTATTTTAAAAACAAGACTATCTGAACTTCAGATTGATATTATACGAAGTAAAAATATAGGTATCGTAGGTGTAGGTGAAGGTTCTACTGAGCATTGGAAATATTTCTTAGAATTTCTAGACCATCTAAACATAAACTATTATCCTTTTATAAAAGAATGCGATGCAACTTTAAAGGTCGGGGTAATGTTTAAAGATTGGACAGATAAACCATATATGCACTCTGTCCAATCTCCTTATGATACAAAATGGGGACAATATCATAACGTGTACGCAAGACAAATATCGTTAGGCGTACCTTCAGATGAAATGTCTTCAAAATTATTCTGGCAAAATAAAATTGATCCATGGTTTATGGATAAACCGGATAAAAGTCCAGTTAATCAGTATCATTTTAATACCTATAAACTTAATGATTTTCTTTCTAAGTTAGCTGCAGAAAAAGGAATCAATATAATTGACGATGAGATACTAGATGTTAATGTGGATAATACAAATAACATTTCATCACTAAAAGGCGAGAAACAAGATTATAGTTATGACTTTTATTTAGATTGTACTGGTTTTAAACGAATGCTTATTTCTAAATTAGGCGGTAAGTGGAAAAGCCATAGTAAATATTTAAAAATGAATGCAGCATTTGCATTCCCAACAGAAGAACCAAAAGAATATAATACGTGGACTTTGGCCAGGGCAATGGACGCAGGGTGGATGTTTAGAATACCAACCTGGGGCAGAATGGGTAATGGATATATTTACGATAGCAACTACATATCGCAAGAAGATGCAAAAATTGAGGCTGAAAAATATTTAGGTCAAGAAATTACTATAGGCAAAGAATTTAAATTCGATCCAGGTGTTATAGATAAAACTTGGATTAATAATTGTTGCGCAATTGGACTTAGTGCAAGTTTCTTTGAACCATTAGAAGCATCTAGTATTGGTACAAGTATTCAGCAGTGTTTTATATTAATGCATAAGCTTATAAACTATGATCAACGAGTTATAGATCAATATAATAAACTTGTAGAAAACATTACCGATAATATACGAGATTATCTTGCATTACACTATATAACAGATAAAAAATCTAGTCAATTTTGGAGAGATCTAAAGAATGTTCCTATTCCTGATTCTTTACAAACTAAATTAGAATTATGGAAATATAAGTTGCCAATCAAAGAAGACTTTTCTGATGATTCGAATTATACATTGTTTAAGGAAGCCAATTTCATTACAGTTATGCATGGGCTAGGGATGTTCGATAGGGACGCTATACGAAAAGAATATGAAATGGTTCACCCTGCTATTAGAAAAGAAGCAGATCACGTAGTTGCAGAACATCAAAAATTTATAACGGATGTTAAAGCAATTCCTCACAAAGAATTTATTCGTCTAATACGAGAACAAGGCTAATTATTTCAGTTTTGTTGCCTTATAGATAATATAGGAGAAATAAAATGTCGAGAACAAGACCAGAAGCAGAAGGATACTTAGATCATATTAAAAAAGATGTATCCAATGAGGACACTGATATTAGTAATTACGCAAAATTATTAGAAGAAAATACTCAAAATTTGATTGATGGCAATATAACTATTGAACAATTCGGAAATATTTCGCCTAATAATAATGCTGTAAAAGTTAGTCATTTAAATCATATGAGAAATGCTATTATTAATTCTTGGCATTTACGTGAGGATAGACTAAAGAAAATGGCAGAAGAAGCAAACGAAAATAATTAAAAGAAATTTCTTATTCACGTAGTTTCTAATTAAAGCAATCGGTCACAACGATAAGGTGACTCTGGAACCGTAACCAGAAACTATAATGGATAAAACCTACCGCAGTATCTTTATATCAGATGTCCACCTTGGAACTAAAGACTGTAAGGCAGATCATCTCAATAACTTTCTAAAACATAATTCCTGTAGCACATTATATCTTGTTGGCGATATAATCGATGCGTGGAAAATTAAACAAAATAAATGGCGTTGGAAACAATCACACACGAATGTAGTTCGCCGTGTACTTGGGCATGCTAAGCGTGACACCAAGGTTATTTACATTTTAGGTAATCACGATGAATTCCTTAGACCTTACTTACACTATGGTTTAGGTTTTGGTATGTTAGAAATTAAAAATCAATGTGAACACATTGGTGCCGATGGTAAACATTATCTTGTTACACATGGTGACTTATTTGATGGTATTACTAGGCTCGCACCTTGGTTATCTTTCTTAGGAGATAAGGCTTATGATTTCGTTCTTGCTCTCAACTCTCGATTCAATTGGATCCGTCATAGATTTGGTTTTGGCTATTGGTCTCTTAGCCTTTATCTTAAACAACGTGTAAAAAGAGCTTTGGATTTCATGTTTCAGTTTGAAAAGAATTTAGCTGGTTATTGTAAGAAAAAAGGATATGATGGAGTCATTTGTGGACATATCCACAAAGCAGAAATAAAAGAAATAGATGGTGTAGTTTATATGAATGATGGTGATTGGGTTGAGTCGTGTACTGCATTAGTTGAACATCATGATGGAAGATGGGAGATTATAACTTGGACTCAGGAGAACAAAAATGTGGTTGATGATATTGATAGCAGTTCACCTAAACGATCCAAACGATATTCCAGCAAAAATGACGATGGAATTTCCTGACCAACAATCTTGTGAGCAGGCAAAGTTAAGTTTATCATATTGGGTGAAGTTTAAGAATTTTAAAGTTGAGGCATCGTGTCAAAGAAATAATAAATAAAAGTAAACTCTTTTAAAAAATATGATATTACAATCTGGAATTACAATTGCAGGACCTGTGGTGTTGTTCGAGCCCCCTCCCCCCCTAATCGTTACGTATGTAGTTGTAGGGGGCGGTGGTTCTGGCGGAGCAGATGGTAATGATAGCGGCGGAGGAGGAGCCGGAGGTTATCGTTCGTCCGTAGCAGGAGAACTTTCTGGTCAAAACAGTTCACCTGAGAGTCCTCTCACTTTAGACTTGAATACTAACTATGGTATTTATGTTGGTCGTGGAGGAAATGTAGGTTCAGGTGGTGATGGACAATCTAGCACTTTTTATGCAGGCGGTTCCATAACTTCTTTCGGTGGAGGTAAAGGTGCTGCAGGAGCAAATTCAATTGCTGCTGGTCCTGGAGGATCTGGGGGTGGTGGTAGTGATGTTGCTGGTTTAGCTACTGGTGGTTCTGGTCAACCTGGTCAAGGTTTTCCTGGGGGATCTTTTTCTACTGATGCAGGTGGTGGCGGAGGAGCTTCAGAACCAGGATATGCTGGAAATGCGTCAGGTAAGCAAGGTTATGGTGGTAATGGCATACAATCTAACATAACAGGAACTCTGACTTATTATGCTGGCGGTGGAGGAGGGGGTGTTGATACACCTGGTAGAGGAATTGGTGGACTTGGTGGTGGTGGTAATGGAACTGTTGGTAATGGAACAGGTGGTGCTGGTACTGACGGACTTGGTGGTGGAGGGGGAGGTGTAGGTGGTACAGGCTCTGGAGGCAACGGAGGATCTGGTGTAATTATTTTACGTTATTCAAATATATTTACAATTACAATAACCGATGCTGTAGGAACTACATCTGCGGTTGGTTCAGACAAAGTAACTGTTATTACCAGTACAAATATTGGTGAATTTGATAATCCATCTGTATCGTGGGCTTTATCTTAAAACTTAATAGAAATAACGTTGAGAAAATGCTAAAGAAAATTCTTATAATAACAGATAATGTCCCAGAACAAATTAACGGTGTGGTTACAACTTTCAAAAGCATGGAAGAACATGCTCTTTTGGATGGGTATAGTATTGTATACCTTACTCCCCTTCAGTTCTTACATTTTAGTTGCCCAGGCTACCCTGAAGTTAAACTTGCCTTTCCGTGGAAAATTGGCAAGAAAATTGAGGAGATATCTCCGGATTATATACACATCGCCACAGAAGGTCCTGTTGGTTTGTGTGCTAGACTTTATCTTGACAAACGGGGTTATCGTTACAATACTTCTTACCATACTAAATTCCCTGAATTTCTAAAAAAAATATATCACATACCTGAATTTATAACATGGAGTTATCTAAGATTTTTCCATAAGCATAGTGGAATTGTTTTAGCTAATACGAATAGAACAGTAAATCAATTAAGAGACCATGGTTTTACTAGTGACATTGTGTCATGGACACGAGGTGTGAATCGGGAACAATTAAAACCAACCAAGTTTTATACCAAAAGTAACAAACCTAGAATATTGTATGTAGGTCGTATATCAAAAGAAAAGAACTTAGAAGTGTTATGCGAAATGCATCAGACATATGATATAGAGATCGTTGGGGATGGGCCTTTAAGAAAAAAACTAGAAGAGATGTATCCTAGGGTCAAGTTTTTAGGATATCAAACAGGAAGCGAACTGGCTAACAGTTATGCAAAAGCAGATGTATTTTGTTTTCCAAGTAAAACAGATACCTTTGGTATCGTAATGATTGAAGCAATGAGTTTAGGTACACCAGTTGCAGCATATCCTGTAGATGGGCCATTAGATATAATTGATAAATATACAGGATGCATGGATAACAATCTGCACAAAGCAATTATGGTCTGTTTAGAAATGGATCGTAATTTAGTTAAACAAGCATCTAGTATATGGACGTGGGAAAAATGCTGGAAAATTTTTAAGACCAACCTAGTTGAAATATACTAGGGGATATATAATGTATTAGGAGAAAATTGATGCCATTATACGATTTTAGGTGTAACGATTGCAGCACCGTGTTCAACGTCATGTGCAAAATATCCGAAAGGGAATCGCAGGCTTGCGAATCATGCGGTTCAAAAAACTACGAAGCACATCACATTGGCATGGCCCCGTTGGGCGATGCGGTTCGTCTAGGCGTTAGACAAATCGATAATGGTTTTAGGGAAGTCCTTCACAAGATTGGTTCTAACAATGGAGTTAAAGCTAATCTAAAGGGCAAACTGAGTAGAAACTAAATGAAAGCACACATCATGTTATTTAGCAGGGAGGTCAGAATTTAGCTGTCCTCCTTTCGTTCCATTTTACGAGGGCATTTATGGCAAAAACAAAAACCAATCTCCAAGTGCAATCTGTTCAAAAACCTCAGCTTACTATTGCTAATAGTACTAAGCTAAAAATAAGAATAGATGACCTTAAGACAATACAGCCACTAACTGAAAATCAGAAAGGATTTTTTGAAGCATACGATAAATCTAAAGTGATGTTGTTACATGGTATTGCGGGTACAGGAAAAACCTATATTGCTCTATACCATGCCTTGGAAGAAGTTTTAGATAAAACAAATAGAAATTATGAAAGAGTTGTTATAGTACGATCTGCGGTGCCCAGCAGAGATATCGGTCATTTACCGGGAGACGAAAAAGATAAGACAGAAGTATATACACAACCATACGTAGAGATATGTGACGATCTTTTTGGCAGACATGACGCATATCAAAGATTAACAGAGCAAAAGGTAGTGCAATTTATGATTACATCTTTTGTTCGAGGCATTACCCTAGATAACGCCATAATTATAGTTGATGAATGTCAAAACATGACAGACATGGAACTAAATTCAATAATCACCAGAGTAGGAGAAAGATCAAAAATCATTTTCGCTGGAGATTTTAGACAAACCGATTTATATAAAAAAACAGATAATTCGGGTCTTAAAAAATTTATGAGGATTGCAGATATGATGCCAAGCTTTAAAACATTTGAGTTTGGAATAGACGATATCGTAAGATCTGCCATCGTAAAGGAATATATATTAGCACGCTTGCAATATGAAAATATTTACGAAACAGCATAGGAGATTTAATGAATCAGATTTATGAGATTGAGAATTTTTTATCGTCAGATGACTGTAACTTAATTGTTTCTTGGTTTGCGGATACGCCCAAAATGATTACTAACGGGCAATATCTGTTTAATGGTAAAACGATTGATTACCAAAATATACAGAATACGCAAATAAAAAAAATAGTTAATGCATTTAAAACTGACGCTACAAGTACAGCAAAGAGAATCTTTGGTGAAGAATACTTGTATGTCGATTATACCGCAGCAGTATTGTGGGAAAGTGGATCCGGGATGGTAGTGCATGCGGACAATGTGGATTTAGAAGGTAATCCAAACTATTGTCCGTGGCGTTGCTATTCCGGAGTATTGAATCTAAATGATGATTTTGCTGGAGGAGAAACATTCTTCCCAGATCATGGTCCTTATTTTGTAAAACCAAAAAAAGGAAAACTAACATTATATCCATCCGATTTAGATTTTAAACATGGATTTAGTACAGTAGTCGGTACATGCTTTACTTTACCTATTTGGTTTACTAGAGAAAAGACTCACATTGAGATATAGACTTTTTTTAACGAAGGTGTTATAATATACTTATACTATTTAATGTGGACTAAAAATGTTTAATCATGTAGATATTGGTGAACTGCCTAAATTAAGACGAGTAACTGGGGACGACGGAACAAGGGTATATGAAACTCCAACAGGAGAAAAATACCCTTCCGTCACAACCATTACTGGATTACTTAAACGAGATATAATATTAGCTTGGCGAGCACGTGTAGGTAGTGAAGAAGCGAATAAGATTAGCTCAACTGCAGGTCGCCGAGGAACACGTATTCATTCGCTTTGTGAAAGATATCTTTTAAATGAAGATGTTACACCGGGATGGTATGATACTGCCAATTGGATGGATATCAAAGAATATCTACATAAAATAGATAATATTCATGTTTTGGAACAACCGCTATTTTCCCATCATCTACAAACTGCAGGTACTGTAGACTGCATCGCAGAATATGAAGGTAAGTTATCCGTAATAGATTTTAAGACATCTAAGCGTAATAAAACTAAAGATGACATTCATGATTATTTTATGCAATGCTCAGCTTATGCCGTAGCTTATGAAGAAATGACAGGCACACCTGTACCAAATTTAGTAATTCTAATATCAACCGACGATCATGGGATATTAGAGTTTAGAGAGAAAAGAAATCCATGGGTTCCGGGTTTTAAAGAACTTCGTGAAAAATACAGAACGATGTATAATCTATAAATATTTTGTATGCATAATATTAAAAAAGACGAATACGATATACTATTAAAAAAGTATATCGTTGAACAAGCTAACGCTCATCCCGAAAAACAACCCCATGGATTTTTTGGCAAATGGGCAGAATACGCTGTTAGAAAAAGAGAATTTGATAAATTATTGAGAGCAGGTGTTATTACCGTTGAATAAAATTATTGACGCATATGAATTCTTTAAAGCGGATTATTTGTCATACCCATTAAGATTTATAATAGAAACACTATGTTGGTTATCTGTTGTAATTAATACTGTAATTCTTAATATGTCTGTACCAAATGTTCCGTGGGGAATATGCTATCCAATTTGGATAATTGCTTGTACGTTTGGCACATGGACAGCATATACTAGAAAAAGCTTTGTAGGTGTATCAAGTTGTGTCTTATATGCAATAATAGATGCATTTGGATTTTTTAGATTTTTAACTAATTAGGATTGTTGTAACTCCTTCAAAGTGAAGGCATTCTGGACGTGGGTTCGACTCCCACCTGGTCCACCAGAAACATATTTGCAGACCGTGCGACTCTTTGTGAAAAGGATTGTACTGCAGGACGAAGTATGTTTCTGATGGGCCAGACATGGTTTCGACAGGGTGAGATAATAGAGAAGGCAACACGTCAGGCGATCGACGTAAATGAAGCAAAACTTGTAAATGCAAATGACGCATTTTATGGTGAGGATCGCTTAGCAGCGTAACTCACCTGGGGTTTCGGTAGCTGTCCTTATTACCCAATCAGCTACCATTTTTAGGATTTATTATGCCATTTAAAACTGAACTATATGAAGTTGTCCGTGGAGCAATATCAAAAGACCTCGCATCTTTTCTAGCTGAGGAATTTGAGCTTATACGAAAAAACGCCTATATTGCAAATGGATTAGATCCCGAAGATACGAATATAAAATTCGTGTTTGGCGACAAACAAATTCCAAAATCTTTTTCTCACTATTCCCCATTTTGTTTTGAAACTTTATCTATAGTATTAAAACCTATGATGGAGGAAATAACAGGCAAATCTTTGCATTCTGCCTATTCATATGCTCGCATATATTATAATGGTTCAGATATGAAAATTCATAAAGATAGACCTAGTTGCGAATATTCTTTAACCATCAATTTAACAAATGATACTAAGCCATGGGAAATTTGGTTTAAAAATCTCAAAGATGAAGATGTTCCTATTTCGTTAGAGCCAGGCGATTTAATAATATATAAAGGCACAGATTTATTACACTGGAGAAATGAATTTACTGGAAAACAAATGACACAGGCTTTTGTACATTATGTTGATGCGAACGGACCTTATGCGGAATACAAGTATGATAAAAGACCATATCTTGGATTTTCAGTAGATGCGAGAAGATAATGAAAATTTTTGTTAATGGTACTTTTGATATAATACATGTTGGGCATATAGAATTACTAGAATATGCTAAAACTTTCGGAGACCATCTTACTTTGGCATTAGATACCGATAGAAGAATAAAACAATTAAAGGGTCCTAGCAGACCTATTAATTCTGAATTTGAGAGATACGTTATAATGAGAAGTTTAAGATGTGTAGATGAAGTTGTATTCTTTGACACAGATGATGATTTAATTAATTTAATTAAAGATTGCGATATTATGGTCAAAGGCGGAGACTATAAAGGCAAACCTATAATAGGTCAAGAACATGCCAAGCGAATAATATATTTTGATAGAATAGAAGGTTATTCAACAACAAGTAAGATAGAAAAAATTATGGAGACATATAATGAGGCTTGAAGGTAGAGTAGAAAAAGGTTGGGGGCATGAACATATTTTTGCATCTAATGACAAATACTGTGGAAAATTATTAGTATTTAAAACAGGTGCTAAATTTAGTATGCACTTTCATAAAGATAAAGATGAGACTTGGTATGTTGTAAGTGGTAAGTTCATTGTTAAATGGCTTAATACTAAAGATGCTACCGAAAAAATAACTATGCTTTCTCCTGGAGAAACTTGGAGAAATGAACCTCTAGAACCGCATCAATTAATTTGTTTAGAAGCAGGTACAATTATTGAAGTATCTACTCCTGATAGTGTTGAAGATAATTATAGAGTGGCACCCGGAGATAGTCAGAAATGAAAATATTAGTTACTGGCCATAAGGGATTTATTGGTAAGCACATGGTCAATGCTTTAAAGAATGACCATAAAGTTACTACCTATGAATGGGGCGAAGATTATCCAAAGATTAAAGGGTTGGATTGGGTTATTCATATGGGAGCTATTAGTTCAACTGCAGAAACAAACGTTGAAAAAATAATGGAACAAAATTATGATTTTAGCGTAGATTTGTATAATGATTGTAGGCATTACGATGTAAATTTTCAATTTTCTAGTAGTGCTAGTGTTTATGGAACTCCCTCTGAATTTAAAGAATCTAGTCCCGTAGATCCTAGGAATGCATATGCATGGAGTAAATACTTATTTGAACATTTTGTAGCAACTCATAAACAAAAATCTGTAGTTCAGTTATTTAGATATTTTAATGTATATGGTTCGGGCGAGGAACATAAAATGGGACAAGCCAGTCCTCACAGTACATTTACCAAACAAGCAAAAGAAACTGGAATAATTCGGGTGTTTGAAAATAGTGAAAAACATTTTAGAGATTTTGTTCCTGTCGAAACCGTAATTGGTGTACATAAGAAATTTTTAAAAATTGACAAGAGCGGAACCTTTAATATTGGTACAGGAACCCCTGAAAGTTTTTTAGATGTGGCGAATAAAATAGCTAAAGAATATAACGCTGAAATACAAATTATTCCTATGCCGGAAAGATTAAAATCTAGTTATCAAGCATATACCTGTGCGGATTTAACATTACTTAATAAAACATTGGAAAAATATAATGTCTAGTTTAAAAGATTTAACTGCCGCAAAACATAAAATTGCAGAATCACAACCATTTATTGTATCTATTTTTCAAGGCAAAGTAGACAAAGAAAAATATATTGATTATCTATATCAATTAAGAATTCTTTATCATACAATGGAATATTTTGCTGATAAAATAAAGCTATTAGATGGGATTGAAGATATTAAAAGAGCGAAAGCTATAGAGTTAGATTTTGCAGAATTAGCAAATGGCGAAATGACATCTTATATGACCAAACCATCAACCTTAAAATATTTGAAATATTTAGATAGTATTCAAAATAATCCTAAGGCACTTATGGCTCATATCTATGTACGTCACATGGGAGATTTATTTGGAGGACAGGCACTAGCAAAATTGCTACCTGGGCCAAATAATATGTTTAAGTTTGAAGACATACCTTCATTAATTAAACGTGTTCGAGAAAAATTAGATGTATCTATGGCTGAGGAAGCTAATCTTGCGTTTGATTTTAACATTGCAATGATTAAGGAATATAATGACTGATACCTTAAATGCTTGGGATAGAGCTAGGGCTTTGGCAGAAAAAATTATATCTAAATTCGAAGGATATGAAAAAGAAAGTATTGATCCAAAATATGAAATAGGCGAAACAGATTTACAATGGAAAAATTATCTTTGGAAATCTGATAAGTTTCGCAGAGCGCATATAGAAATAGTTGATGCTAGTGTAACTAAAAAGATGTGGGTTATGCATATGTGTATCTATCCTCATTACGACTCCCCTGACCCTATTTTCGGATTTGATATTGTATGCGGTGCACATAAGATAACAGGTGCTTTTCATGATTTTTCGCATGTAGGTGCATCTAATACTTATAATTGGTTTCAAGGCCGCATGGCAGGATTATCATGGTCTAAACCAAGAGAGTTGCCCGAATGGGCGAAAAAAATATTTAGCCCCCAAATGCTTGCCGCGGGTAATATACAAACAAACGAAGAGTTTGATCAACTAGAAAAAGTAGTTATTGACAATCTAGATTATTATCTTTATAATATAGGAACAGTAATAAAGGGGGCGGACTTTTCGCCTAGACAAAATCACTATTGCAGAAATCAAAAATTAAATCCTCATACGCCAGCCATGATGGCAACATTTGGGGTAGATAAAGATATTTTTGCAAAGTTCATGGACGAGGTTTTATTTCCGGAAAAAAATGGATAAAGAAATAGAATACATATTAACAGATAGTTTAATCATAACTAAAAAATTTAGATCACCTAATGAGTTTTCACTTTACATTGAGGAAAAAGTAACAAGAGAAAAGATTGGATATATGGATGCTATAATTCAATATTGTGAAGAAATAGATATTGACATTGAATCTATATCAAAATTAATAAATCAATCTTTAAGAGATAAAGTCCAAAACGAAGCTGAAGACCAAAACTATTTTAAACGTAGAGGAAAATTACCCCTGTGATTATGGATGAATTCGGTGTTTACAAAATGTACATTGCTTTAAAATTGCATTTCACCACAGATAATTATGACATAACAAAAAGAAATGGAAGAGTAAAAGCTAGTAGACAAGCTTTTGCTAAAAGAACAGATCTTTTTTCAATTAAGAAAATATCTAAAACCTACAGCGACGAAGAGATCGCAAATTTCTTAGTTTCAAATTTTATATCTGGCGATCGCTGGGGCGGAATGTTTGACTCTGAAGCAGGTAAAACATATACAGAATGGAAGGGTAAAATTGAGAGTTTGACGTATAATTTTACCAAAGACTTAGATAATCTAATGGACGAGTTAGACAAAGACAATCTAACATTCAAAGATGCATTCACAATTACAAAATCCCAGCATCCATATATATTAAAAATGTTTCTCAGGAAATCTGTATCCTTAGAAACAATGGTGATTCTAGAAAAAATATTCCCATACTTAGAATACTTCGATAAAGAACTAGACGGGGATATTCTTTGGCCGGATACATCAAGATTAATTAAAAAATATAAGCCTTTTTTAAAATTTGACAAAGAAAAATACAATGAAATCTTTAGAAAAAGAAATGGATCTTAATCTTACAGATAGAAAGATTCGAGATTTAGAGTTGGAATTGATAATCACTAAAGAACTATTAACTAGTTGTATTGGCTCAGTTAAGGAAACTCAAAGATTTCTTATGAAGCTGGCAGCTAATCAGCAAGAGCTTACACGAAGGGTTGCAACTTGGCCTTTTATTGTAATACCCTCAGATGGCAATGAGGTAGATGATGATATTATTTAAATAGGAGAATATTCTTTTAAAATGTCTATTAAAAAAAGAAACGTAGATTTCGATACGGAAAAAAAAGTTAAGAACATTCGGCAAAAAAATGTACTTGACAAACATCGAAAACTTATATATAATATAGCATCCTCAAAGTCTATACAAGAGGACGATGACGATGCTTTAGATTATGCTTATGTGG